ACTTGCTCCAGCCTTAAGTGGTGCAGCTTACGACTATCGGGTAAGGGCTGTTAACACACTTGGCATTAAATCAGCTTTTGCTTCTAGTCCATCTCCAGCCGCCACAGGAAACGACGACACAATTCCAACTGCACCTACAGGTCTTAATGCTGATGCAGGTTATGGTGCTGTTACAGTTACTTGGACTGCGCCTACAACAAACGTAGGTGGCTCTCCTCTTAAGGACTTGTTTCAGTATGAAGTTTACCGTGGTACATCCCCTAACCCAACTGTAAAGGTTGGTCGTGTTGCTGGTGAGATATTTACAGACGGGGGCTTGTCTGATAACACAACATACTATTACCGTGTTAAGGCGCTTGACTTTACAGGTAACAAAAGTGCATACTCTAACCAAGATGATGCAACAACTAACCCAACACTTGAAGATGGGGCTTCTGTACTTGTTGTGTATGCTGCTGACGCTGCTGGAACGGATCAGGACTTGGTTGCTGATAGTAGGCAATACATTCAGTATTATGAGTACGTAGGTACTACACCAAGCCCACCTGTCTCTGGTACTTTTGTTAAGTTCATTGGTGCTGATGGTCAATCCGTCTGGCCTATTTATGCTACAAGTGCAGCAGGGGCAAACCAATCTTTTAGCCCTACAGGTAGAGACTTTGTAACCTTCTACGAGAGCCCTACTCAACCTACACTTGATGTGTCAGGTCAAACTTTTGTTCCTTATGTAGGGGAAGATGGTGCTGATGGGACAAATGGTTCACCAGCTACAGGTGGGGTGTTGCCTGCTTATAATAACCTTCAAAGTTACACAGGTTCGGTTGTCAACTATGACGGCTCGTATGCCCTTAGCTCCAGCACCTCTGGTGACAACTCCACTTCAAACCTACAAGCAGTGCGTAAGCTAAAGGCAGGTTACAGCGATTCAGTTTCCATCAAAGACAAGTCTTTAAAGCAGATACAAGTAGATGATTCTGTAACCATCACAGAATCTGTGACAGGTGCAAAAGCATCGTTCAAGATTACGTCGATTATACGTCGAGCAAACTATACCGACAATGGGGTTTCGGGGCAGTATTACTACGATATGACCCTTAATTTCGTGGAAGGGAACGGCGTAACCACAGGCATTTCTTATGCGACAGGCGGTTCAGATTTTGTATGTGACTTCTCCCGTTCCTTTACTAGGGCTGCGGGTCGCTGGAACATAGGTGTAACCAATCTGCCCTCAACTAGTTCTGGTGCCAATGAGGATTTTGTGAACGCTATTGGCGCTCCTGTAGACAGAGATCAAGCGTGGTTCTACACTGGCACTGCTGCAAACCCTACGTCTCAGGGTGTTTGGTTATACGATGCAGATGTACCAGTCTGGATTGAACAGGATGAAGTCATTGATGGTAACCTTCTTGTAACTGGAACTGTAACTGCGGGTGCTATTAACGCAGATGCAATCACAGGTAAAAACGTCACTGTTGGCAACCTGACAAATACTACTGTTCCTACAGGCGCTGGAACAGGCGCTCGTATTCAATCAGACGGAACTATGTTTGTTGGTAACAGAGATGAGTATCTACGCTGGGATGGTTCTCTGCTGACGGTCAACGGCGAAATTCGCAACATCGACGAAAGGATATTTAGAGGTCGTCAAGGTTACTGGGAGCGTGTCACATCAACTGGTTCTGTAACTGCCGCTATGAATAGATTGGGCGGCGCTGGTCTCTTTGTCTTTATCATGTGCGGTGGGGGTGGTTCTGGAGCCAGAGGCAACACCACAACTCAGTCTCAAACTGGCGGGGGTGCGGGTGGATTTGCCCGTGTAGCCTATGAGTGGAACGGATCAGAAGCAGTCTCTTTTGCCGCTGGGTCTGGTGGCGCTTCACATGCTGGTTCAACTGAAGTTAATGGGTTTGACGGTAGCTCGTCCGTCCTTACGATAGGCGGAGTTACTGCGATAACCTGCACGGGCGGCCGAAAGGGTCTCACTCACGCCAGTGGCGGCGCTGGTGGTGCTGGAGGGACTGGAACGATCAACAATTCTTCCTTCTTTACAAATACAAGAACGTCAACGGGAGGGGCTGGGGGTTTTACTTCTGATGATTATAGACAAGCCACTGGCGGAGGCGGCATAAACGTCTTCCAAAAGAACGATAGTAATGATGGGGGTAACATCACAAACACAGGGACTGGCGCTGCCCAAGCAACAGCAGGGGGTGGCCCTTTTGGTAGTCCTGTTGACAATTCCAACGCCGCAAACCCTTACACAGGATACTTAGATGCAGACGGGTTCTTGTCGCTTGCCCCGTCATTGTCATTGTTTGTAACCCTGCGGAATAGTACCCCATTTACCCCAAGTAACGGGGCTTACTCTGGTACAGGTGGTGCGACTTCTGCTGGCTCTGGCGAGTTCTCAGGGTCTGGTGCTGCTGTTGCTGGTACAACAACCGACATTGGCGCTTCGGGAAATGCAGGGTATGGTGGTGGCTCTGGCGCTGCGCACTCTGACGGTGGCCAAAGCGCATTTGTCGGTAGCGGTGGCAACGGCGTTCTTTACATAGGGAGAGTATAACATGTCCAGTAACGGCCGATTTACAATACACAACGAGGCTGGAGATGCCCTAAACACCTTCGTAGGTTTAGCCTCTAACAACCCCTTCCCCGTAGGTTCAACCTATGAGGGGGTGGTTGTTCACTCTGTATCTTCTGTCGTTGACGATACTCCAACCGACGAAGAAATCTATGCAGCACGTCAGGAACGCAACGCACTGCTTGTTGCCTCAGACTGGACACAAGTTGCAGACGCCCCTGTCGATCAGGCTGCTTGGGCTGCGTATCGTCAAGAACTAAGAGATGTCACAAGTCAAGAGACCTTTCCCTCTGAGGTAACTTGGCCTGTGGCTCCACAATAAAAGAGGGAAACAAATGCCATATAAACTAGGAACTCGTAGCTTACAGAACTTGTCAGGGGTACATCCTGATCTTGTTGCTGTCGTTAAACTAGCCATCAGTATCACTGAGCAAGACTTTACTGTGATCGAAGGTATCCGTAACATTAACCGTCAACGTGAGCTTGTTAAAGCTGGTAAGTCAACTACCATGAACTCACGACATATTACAGGCCATGCAGTTGATATGGTTCCTTGGCCTGTAGACTGGAATGACCTTGAACGCTTCGAGGTTATATCTGAGGCTATGAAGCAAGCAGCAGAAGAGCTTGACATTCCCATCGTATGGGGTGGAGACTGGAAGAGCTTCTATGATGCACCTCACTTTGAACTTGATCGTAAGGTATATCCAAAATGAGTACAGAACCTTGGCACTTATCTAAAACAGTACCTGCATCCTTGATCTTTGCCATTGCTATGCAAACCGTAGCTCTCATCTGGTTTGTGTCGGCTCTTAATAGTTCTGTCGAATCTAACAGGGTTAGTATCATTAAACTTGAGACTAAGACAGAGACCTTATCTCAGATTGTTCAACAGCAAGCTGTAACCTCAGCCCGTATGGATGAGAATATTAAAGCTATCAGAACTGCTGTAGAGGCTATGGCAGGACGATGAAAACATATAAACGTGAAGTAGCCCTTGTACTATTCTTGTGGCTTGGCTATATTGTGGAAACAAAAGATGTTAATACTATTGAAATCTTGGTCTGGCCGATCTTTACGTTTAGTGCTTTGGCTTTTGGTATGGATTGGTTTGGTAAGTCTGGCGGGGTGCGGGGCCAGTCCTCTGAGCCTACTGACAGGCGGGGGAACGAACGTAGCAGCGAACACACAGGTCGGTAAAGAGAACAACCAGACTGTTGGTGTCGTTAATAATACACGACCACAATTACGTGTAGAGGCCCCTGTGGATACTGTGATACAGGATACAAGCACAACTAAGAACACTGAGGTTGACCCTTTAATGTTGTTGTTGCTTATACTTGGTTGGTTAGCCCCAAGCCCAAGTGAGATAAGCAGAAGTTTCTTAAACCTATTCAAACGTAAACAGTAATAACAAAAAACTACCTTTTAAATACAAATAAGCCCCACATAGGTTAATTCCTACGTGGGGCTTTATTGATTCTATTCGTCTTCTGGCGTATTCATCTTCAGTTCATCCATTGTTATTGCTAGACCTTCGTATAGCGTATCAATGTCAGTCTGCTGTTTTCCACACTTATAAGCTAAAAGTAAGGAGATTACCAGATTTGTAAGGATGATGCCTTCAAACAAGGTCACTATAGCTTCTCCTGAAGTTTAATAAGTCGGCTACCATACTGCTCAGCTTTCTTCAAGTCCTCAAGACCATTCTTATATCGCCATCGGTGTAGATACTTTGCGATATTCCCTCGGAGGTATCCAATGTATTCCTCTCGTGTCAGGAAGTCTTCGATGTAGTCGATACATTCAATCTTTCCTTGACCATAGTGGATTGGTCGGTTTACAGGATTAAAGGCTTTACCCTTGTCTTCTTCATACTCATGCATTTTAGTTGCTTCCCATTTAGCCAATTAGATACCCTCTGCGTAGAATGTTTTGACCCACATTTTCGTAATGTCAGATCGGATGATGTCGTCCATGTTAAACTCAATAATTGGCACTGGCAGCATATACTTCTTAGCCATGTGAATGACCTTTGTAAGGCCATCGGCCTCCTTTAGGTCACTCTGCTGCACATCACCGTTAAGAACGATTGTAGTACCCTCCCCAACTCGTGTCAGAAGCATCTTAAGCTCGTGCGTAGTGATGTTCTGTGTTTCATCGACAATAATAAAGGCATTGTCAAAACTACGACCACGCATAAGAGCAAGAGGAGCCATCTCAATGTTACCAGACTTGATGCCTGTTTCCACTGCACCCTTCCCTAAGTGCTTCTCTAGCACGTCTAGGACTGGTAATGCCCAAGGCATAGTCTTCTCTTGCAAGTCACCCTTGAGGAAACCTAGCTCCTTTCCTACAGCCACATGAGGTCGTGTGATAACGATCTTATCAATCTCCTTCATCGTGTATAGGTCAGCAGCATATGTCGCTGTGACATACGTCTTACCAGTACCAGCAGGGCCAAGGATAAACACCTGACGACTGCTCTTGAGAGCCTCCAGCAGTTTCCCTTGGTTCTCTGTCTTAGGGACAATACCAGACAGAGGCTTACTCTCAGCGCCCTTATAAGTGGTCTTGCGGCGGGAACGTGTTTGCTTCTTTGGCGGCTCTTTATCACTCATAATTTAATCAACTCTGCTGATGTGTATGGGATGTGGAAGAACTGTTCTCCCTTCTTGATGTAACGACCCTTGGCTTCCTTGAGGCTTTCTGGCGTTAGAAGTGTATCCTTGATACGCCATGCCTGTTTGAAGTCAGGACGGAAGATATAGAAGTTTAAGACACCATTAACATCCTTATGTTTATCTAACAATCGTTGTTTACGTTCTGGAATACGAATATCTTTCCAGTCTGTCGGCCAGTCGCTAGTCCATGCAGTTTTAACCTCCGCTTCGTTAAAGTAGGTGTAATCACCTTTCTGTGATACGACATCAACATTGTAGTTCTCTTCGTTGTTGACGATGATGTGTCCCTTAGCCTCCAGATAAGTCACCAGAGCATCACGGGCTGGTTCATCATATGCCCGATACAGGGCTTGACTAAATGGTTTACGATACCCTGCCATTACAATGGTACTCCTACAAATAACTCTTTAAGCTCAGTATATCCACCAACTAACTCCCCAGTGGGGCGGAAGATTTGTGGGACGGTAGTAATGCCAGATGATTTAAGAAGAGTAAGAACCCACTTATTGTCAGCATCTTGGACGTTATAGACCTTGTATTGTCTGTTGTTACTCTGAAGCAGTGACTTGGCGTTGTCGCAGAAGCTACAGTTATCTCTCGTAATAATAACCCACATTGGTGTATGTCCCTTGTTA